ACGACCTGGATCTACAAACGAAGCTAACCGTGCTGAAGCACCAAGAACAATTACATCTCTGCAAGATTCTGGTAAACCAGTAACAGTTGTAAAGACATCAGCATTAGTACTTAATACAGTTGGAGCAGCACTATAAAATACTTGTACAGTTCTTCCAACTTCAATACCAGAGTAAAGACTAATGCTATTACTAGAACCACCAAAGGAAGCAGTGTTAGCCATAGTGTCAACTCGATAGCTACGAATAGGAACCCATTCTTTAGATGGACCAGTAGTTTCGTATGCTACTCCTAAAACGGTTTCTACTGCTGCTGGCAATGCATAGGTGGTCTTTGCAGGTGAGTAAGTAAATGTATGTGTAGCTGTAACGTACAGGCTGGGGAATACAGCCAAGATAGTATCGTTAATAGCTTCTTTAATATCCACAGATGGGAAGGTAGGAGATACAATTACACGTGCACCACTGACGTGAGCAAAAGCAGTTGTACCGTTATAGCCACGACCATAAGGTGGGATAGTAAGTACACCAGTGTTACGGTCATAAGACTCTATGTAAATTAACTCATCACCAATCTGGATGACACCAGTTGATATGTTGACAGCAGAAGCAACAGTAATAGTAAGTGCAACTGTAGTAGTAGTAACAGTAAGGTGTGTCTGACGATCCTGACGTAGCGTGTAGCCTGCTAACTTACGTGATACCTCATCAGTCATTTGACTAAACGTAGCCATTACTTGCCTTCCATTAGTTCTGGATGTTCATCTAAATATTTAATTGCTTTAAGGATTATTTGACCATGACATTCAGTTACGGATTCAGGACCAGGACAAGCAATAGTTTTACCTTTAAGAGAATAAATATCTCTTGCATATTCTAGATCTGTTTTAATTTTATCTTGTAGCCATACACCATACTCTTGAAGAGCTTGTTTAACGGTACGAAATTGAGGAACTACTTTAAATGGATTGCCAAATTTTCCTTTATCACCAGTACCACGACCAATGTAAACAGTATTTGCTTGTTGAGCAGTTGTTAGTTCATTCCATTTAACAACTGATCCAGTAGACTCAGCTACTTTTGCTTTAGTTCCACGTGAAACATATTGCTCCATGTATTCTTCAATAGCTTTACGACCGTCATCATTTAATTCACGAGTACCAACACCAGCAAATTCTTTAAACTTAGGTGGAAATCCAGATAGTTTTTCAAACTTAGAACCATTCCATACTGCCCATAATTTAACTTTTTGATCAAAAACATAAACAGGTATTCCTTTATCAATACCCATTTGGACAGCCCAACCAGTACCACCGTTTACTTTAGTTCCTCCAGTAAGAATTTCACCAACAGCAACAACTGCTTCTGAATCTTTTAATTGATAATAATTACGACGCAATAAATTTACATAAGAAGCTTTAGGATTAAATGGACGATCAAGAGATTTAGCAGCTTTCTTTAAAGACTCATCTGCAATTTCAAGTTGTTCTTTAGTTAAAATATTTCTAGTTTCAAGTGCTGGTCGTTTACCAACAAATCCAGAAGCACTGCCCATTGTTTCATGTCCTTCAAAACTATGACCATTAGTTTTAATTCCTAAACGATCAGCAGCTTCTGCCCATGCAGTATCAGAACCATCAGCACCACCAGAATGTACAGTAACTTCTGAATTTTTTCCTGTAAACTCGGCTACTTTTTCTGTAGTTTTAGGTCCAGCTTGTATTCTATATGCTTCAGGATTTTTTGCTATGGCTTTTTCACTAGGTAAAGCTTTTTTAATTTCTGGAACTCCAAGAGGATATCTACGACGCTCTAATGCTCGCTTAGTTATTTCTTCTGAAACTTTTACTGCATTAATAACTTCTTCTTCAGAAAGTGTCTTCTTTATAATTAATAATTCTCTTTGATATCTTTCAATTTTATTTTGATTTTGTATTGATTTTTCTTTTAGATCTGCTAACTCATCTGCAGAAGCATATCTTAATTTACGTGTATTTGATTTATTAAAAGTAGTTAATTTATCTATTAACGCTTGTAACTCAGCAAATTTTTGTGCAGGTATACTTAAACCTTCTCTAAGATCCTTATCCATTCTTGCTTCTTCTGGTATTTTTATTTTTAATACTTCAGGATTAGGAACTTTTTTGTCATAAGAAGTTCCAGTACCAGGCTTAAGTCTACTTGCTTCGTCACCAGTTCTATCAAACATATCATCAGCAATAGTTTTTACTGCGCCAAATTCAGAATCATCAGTTATATCTTCTTCATATCTTATTGAAGATCCTTGAGGTTTTATATCTCCCTCTTCATATTTAATTCCATCTTTACTAGGTATTCTTTTTTCAGCAAACTTTTCATCTGGAAGATTTGTTTCATACTTTTTTAATACTGCTTTAGCTTCTACAATATCAACAACTGTGTCTTCAAATTCTTTTTCAAACTCTTTAAAACTACGGCTAAGACCTTTATAAACTTCAGGGCTAACTGTTCTTTTTATTTCTTCAGATTTTAATATTCTAATAAGAGAAAGAAAAATACTTTTTACTTCTTTAGAATCAATATCTGCAGCACGTTTATTATCTTTAATTAATTGCTCAACTATTCTTTGAATTTCTTTAGGTTCATATTCATCAGCACGAACGTAATCTTCCAACCTTGCTTCGTAATCTTCTTTTGATTCACCTTGTTTACGTTTAAGTTGAGGAGAGTTTAATTGTTTATCTGTTAAACGATCAATTTTTGTTTCAATTTCATCTTGAGTAAATTTTCTTTTATCATAATACTGAGCACTTTCAACATCTTTTGCGTCAAGTTCTTCTTTAGTTAAAAGTTTTTTCTTATTTCCTATACCTTGCATAGCAATGTAATCATCAGCTTCTTGCGCTGGATTTCTATCACGATCTCTAAAGGAATCATAGTCTTCATCAAATGGACGACCTATACCTTCATTCCGAGGATTATATTTATCAAATGGTAATCCTTCAGGAACAAATTTAGTCTCTGGTTCTGGCGACGTAATGCTTTTAAAACGTGCTTCACTCATTGGTATTAATGGTTCTTGTGCTTTTAAAGATTCAGCATAAGTTAACTTGCCACGTCTGACTAGTTCAGCTTCAACCTCTGCTCTAGTTTTAGCTATAGCTTTAGCTACAACAGGTAATGAACCAGTAGAAGCATTTACAGTTATAGTTTCTGCTAGTACTTTTCTAAGAGCTTTGTTTCCTAGTAATGCTATTTTAGCAGGTGGTATAAGAAACGTAGCTGCAGTAATACCTATTACCGCTGCATCGCCCCAAGTTCCATTACCTTCAGCAATATTTTTAATTGACTTAGCACCAAATAAAAAGTCAGCAACTTCCCATGCAACAGCATCATTTTGATTATCAATTACATTTGTTCCAAGATAAGGATCTGCTGGTGCTATTGTGGAACTTGCCATTTACCTATACCTTGCCGTTTTCTTTGCGATAGTTTTGGGTTGTTTTACAAACTGCTTGCCAGCTTTCTTACCCTTACGTTTAGCATCGGAAGTTTTTTTGTACTCTTCTGCGGTAAGTGCTGCTCTAGCTTTTTTGGGTAAGTAGCGTTCTCCAGTAGCTTTGCTACCTTGGGTACTATTCTTTCCTGACTTAGTACCCCACTCTTCTTTACCCCATTTTTTAAGGGACTGTTGAGACTTGGCTAATGCCATTACTTGTAGCCCCCACCTTTTTTCTTATACTCAACAGCAAGCATCTGTGCTTTACGAGCAGACCATTGACCAGGGTTACCACCCTTAGAACCAGCTTTAATTCTTTCAAACAATGCTTTACGCATACCTGGTTGAGTATAATTACCAGCAGCGTTTACTTTAGATTTTGCCTTGGGTTTAGGAGTAGCCATTACCATTTAACCTTGTCTGCCCAATAGGCTGCACTCATCTTGCCTTTAGAAATGTTTTTAGCGTGACGGGCTTTAAACGAAGCCTGTCTTGCACTAGGCTGTCTATCACCCGTCACACCTTGTTGACCGAAACGAATTAGCTTAACCTGTGTACCTTCTTTAGCTACAACAACGTGTGACTTCTTTGGGTGGCTAGGTGTACGCTTTGGCTGGTTGTAGCCAGAAACACCAGCACGTGTTAATCGTGGATCCTTCTTGGCTACCATAATTACTTACCGCATGTCTTACATTTACCAGCTTTTTTACCTACTGGCATTGACTTAGCCATTGCTTTTGGTGGCATTGATTTTTTCATCATGTTACTTACCCTTCTTAGTTGACTTAGGCATAGCAGGAACTGCTGGAACCTTTGGCATGTTGTAGTTTACTTTGTCAATACCTTTGTATGAACCTGGCATTGTAGGCATTTCGTGATCATAGTTAACGTGGTTACATCCACAAGAAGCACACATTAGTAAGTATCTCCGCCTAGAGTTTTTCCGCTATTGTTTTTCTTCATAGCAGCAGCAAATCCTTTTTCGTAAGCCAAACGTTCTTTAGTAATTTTAATATCACGAAGATTTCTTGGAGACTTAGGATTAGCCAACTTGTCCGCTTTGCGTGTTGCCGTCAATGCTTTAGCATTTACCTTTGGTTTCTTTGGTTTCATGGTAGCCATTACTTGCCCTTCTTAGCCTTTGCTCTTTCCAGAGCTGAAGATGTTGGAGATAAATTTACTTTTGGATTAGCTTTCATTTTAGCAAGAGCACTTTTTTGTCGTGTAGCTTTAACACGATCATCTTTTAATTGCTTTGGAGTTTTATTACCATTTAACTTTACTAATGCTTTTTGTGATTTAGCACGCTGTTCAGCCATAATCTGATTTCTTATTTCAACTTTACTCATACCAGATCTTATTGCTTTAGCCCTTGCTAATGCTTTTGAATCGTCTCTTGGTTTACCAGTAGAAGTTGTTTGTGAAGATCTAGTCTGAGTTTGTTTATTAGTATCATCATCATAAATCCTATAAGTACGTCCAGGTCTAGACCATGCATCTTTACTGCCTTGCTGAACACCGCCACGCGGTCTAGGAAATGCTTGTGCCTGTCCACCACGTACTTTCTTTTTTGAAACTGCTGTTTTAGCCCTAGCTAGATCTTCCTTGTCACCTTTTGCCATTACTTACCTCGTCCAGCTTTCTTCATTATTGCTTTACCCATACCTTTTTTCATGTCTGAGTTCTTCATCATCTTTCCATTGGGCATCTTGTGCATGCCTGTCTTAGAGCGCGGAGCCATATGCGTGTCCTGTCTTATCTGATACGTCAAGAGCCTTACGGACCTTGGCAGTTGTTGTTCCTTCTGGTTGTATACCTTGAGCACGAGCATCTCGGTATAACTTTAATTCGTTGTCCCATTTCTTATTAGTCCAACCACTACTAACTAGATCGCCATTAGCATCTCCAGTTGCCATCTGTATGTTTGACGCTCGTAAGCAGTCACCCCATGTAGCATGGTCCTGCGTTAAACAGCCTGTTCTACAAGTCATAGTTCATCCTTAAGATGTAATGTAATGTGCTCATCTAAACGTTTTTCAATCCTGTCCACTGTACGAGCAATGTCTGGAAGACTTCTACCACCATTAGCATGTGGCTGGATAGGTGCTGATTGTTCTCTAATAAAGTTCTTAAGTGGATTAACGATTAACCACTTACCTAACACGGCAATAATTCCTAAAGCTAAAGAAACTACGGACAGAGATTCTATTAATGTCATACCGTAGCCACCGTATAACCAGCAGATTGAAGAGCATTCTTTTCAGTTAGTGTTACGTAATACTCGTGACCACCAAGGTAAACTAGGTCAGCAAGATCTAAATCATCCTGGGTAGGAAACCTATCTTCATAGAACTCACCATCAAGACGGTAAACAGTAACACCTTGTTTACGTGTATACCGAGCGAATAGCCAGTTACCACCCATTGGTCCTTCATTAACCACTGGTGGTACAAATAGGTATGCCATTTAATCTCCTTTTAGTACTTAACAACACCCCCACCTTGTGGGTGGGAGTGAAGTTAGCTACTAAACTAAGCGATACTAGAACTAGTCTCGATACGGAATAGAGCTTCGTTACGGTAGATAGCGTGTCCTAGAACACCGTACCAACCGATTGGACGCTGACGCATCAAACGATCAACGACTGGACCAATAACTACATGTGGCTCTTCAACCACTGCTTCAGCAAGTGCTTGCTGACCAGCAAGGAAGGTACGGTATACCTTAGTTACTGGAGTTACTGTAAGGGTGTTAGTTCCAACAGTTCCAGAGTTAGCAACGTCTACAGTAAATGTAGTGTTTGTTGCTCCCACGGAAATTGCTGTGATTCTAGCACTAGTACCAACGTTAGTTCCAGAGATTTTGTCTCCTACCTTAGCAAGACCACCGAAAGCAGCGTTAGCTGCAACGATAGTAAATGCTGCGGATACACCACTAACTGCAGAAGCAGTTGCTAGTGCTGTTTGATCAGCACCATCAAAAGCATTGTACAGACGAGGGGACTCAATGAAGTAAGCACCTTCAAAGTTTCCGATTTCGCCAGCCCAGATTTCTCCATTGCTTTGGTACTCATGCGGTAAACGCCATGAAGCAGCACCAGTTTCTGCACGAAGATCGTGAGATACTTCTGGGTGAAGACCACACCAGTATAGAGATCCCTTGCGAGCATTCGTCTTGTTAGCACGTAACTTAGCTACTGCACGACGAATATCAGCAGCAGAAAGACTATCTTCTGCAGCTACTGTTACGGTGCTTGTTGGAGTTGAAGCTCCAGCAGTACCATAAATTACGTTAGTACCTGTAAGTAGAGCAGTCTGAGCTAGATCATCAATGCTGTCAGCCATGTTGAATGCAATGATATTTGCAACAGCAGGATCTACATCAGCAAGTGATAGAAGACCAAGCTTCTTTGTAACCAAAGTTGAGTTACCGTATTCATTTACGGTAATGTTAACAATGGTTGGAGTGCTAAGTGCTACTGCTGTTGGATCGACTTCTTCAGAAAGAACTGAAGTAGCCTTTGCCATATCTGCATAGATCTGCAGAGCAATAGACGAACCTGGCATTGCCTGACGAGCAGGCTTCTTGTCTGCTACAGAACGTAGCAATGGGGTAGCACGTAGTTCAAATTCAACAAGGCGATCGTATGCCTTCTGAACTAAACCAGCACCATTTGAGGGTGTGAATGTTCCTGTGTTGGACGCACCTGAGTACGCACCACCACCGAGACCGCCATTAGTTGCGGCGGAACCACCCGATAAGCCTGTTACAGCCATGATTATTCCTTAGGGGTTAGTTTGATTGATTACGAATCTGCGCCATAAATCATTTCCAATAATTCTTCGGTACTCTGAGCATTGTTAATACGTGAAAACACATCATTAACATCATCAGGAGAAAGAGCAAAGTTTGTTGCAGCATCAATTTGTCGCAGTGCATTTAGATTTTCTTGATCTACCATTAACCGCTTTACTTGTGGCTGAACTCCAAAGACTTCTCCATTCTCATCCAACCATTTACCAATAGATTCTGAATCATTGGCTATATCTGATGGAATAAATGTAGCAATCTTAGGATTAACTCCTCTTTCATTTAGAACGGAACTTACGACAGACTGACGCTGAAAGTTACGTAGGCTTTCTAATTCAGTTTCTAGTTCCTTAATACGTTTAGACTTTGCACGATCAGCTTTACGCAGATTTGTTAATCCACTAGTCTGATCATCTTCTTCTAAGAAGTCGTCATCGTCTTCGTACCATTCATTGTTGTTACTCATCGTAACTATCTCCCTTATTCATTAGTTGAGCGCAGACCACAAAGTTATACGGGGATATAACTTGGCTTCTACTACCAGTCTGTTACGTCGTTGGGGCTGGTGGATCCAACGAGAGTTTATATTTGTTTCTTACGACCTAGTGAACCTGATGTAATACCAGATTGTCCACTAAATTGTGCACGAGATTGTGAAGCTAAACGCTTAGTGCGCTTACTTGTTTGACCAAGAAGATTTTCTGATTCAAGTTCCTTTTGCAGATTTTGAGTACTAGTTTCACCAAACATGCGAGATGCTTGTTCATAACCACTCTTTTGTTCTGCAACTTTAGATAAACCAATACGTGTTTTATTGCGATCAAGTCCTTGGCTTTCAAGAAAACTAGCACCAAGAGTAGATTGAATACCAACTTCAGTTTCAGCAGCTTTAATTTCTGCAACATCAATTTTATTTTTAAGAAACTGTGATCCTTCTGTACCAAGTAAAAGACTTGTAGCTAATTCATTATCAGTTACGCCTGGGTACATAACTTTTAATTGATCAACAAGTGCTTTATCATTAGAATCAACTGCTTTAGTTACACGAGTATAAGCAGTTTCAAAACGATTAGCTAATTCAACGTTAGATACATCACCAGCAATAAACTTTTCATAGTTATTACGAGTAGCTAAACCGCTTGCACCATAAGCTGCAAGAGTTTGAGCGTAAGAATTTTCTTGTGAAAGATACGTTGCTTCAGAAAGAAAACTTTTGCCAGCAGCTAAACGATCAAAGTTACCTTTAAACCTTGTTTTGTAAGGTTCTGATTTACGCAAGTCTTCGTAGATAAGTGCATCATTACCTACGTTTACTTGATATGAATTTTTAATAACATCGGCTAACTCTGGCAAACCATTATCGATAAACAGTTGACGTAAATCATCCCAACCAGACATATTAGAATCCCATTCTAGTTAAAACATCTCGACCAGTAGAGATAATTTTATTTTTATTTTTAATTACATCTGACCATTCATCAGTTTTGTAAAGATCTTTACGATGAGTATCACTAGTAAGTGGTTGACCTTTATCATCTTTAGCAAGCATTGCATTTCTAACAAATGAATTAGTCATATCTAAAGTTGAAAAATCAATATCCATTTCATTTGAATACATTTGTTTAACACCAGATGCTAAATCTTCTATACTAGTATTAGAATCTAATTTATCAGCCCAACCAGAAAATTCTTGTTTTGCAATATTAGTTATGTAGTCTGTTGCTGCGCCAATGTCCCAACCAGATTTAGCTGAATTTTTAATCTGACCAATAACCCAACTATCCGATACGGTTACGCCATTCTTTTTTGCCCAGCCACGAATATCATTTTCTATTTCGCCAGTTTTTCCAGTAAGAGATCCAATAACACTATCTATACCGTTGTCTGTATAATTAATATAATCAGCCATAAGGCTGGTCATTTGTGTTTCATTATATCCAAATTCTAATGATGATCTACTTAATAAATTTAATTGTTCATCGGTAATATTAATACCATTAACTTTTGCACTGTAACTTAATGATGATTTTTTTTCTTCTATTTGTCTTTTAAGTTCTTCAGCTTGAGCTGGATCATTTGCAAGTACGTAGTAATCACGTTGCGCTTGACTTCTTGATGTATACCAATCACTACTTCTTATTTTTGTTATAAATTTTTCTTGTGTCCATTCTTGACCAGACTGTTGTGAAGCCCATGCTTCATTAAATATAGCCGTTAAAGATGAATCTGAATTAATTACAGCAAGTGTTAATGAATAATCACCAAGTTGAGTAGAGTTTGCAGACGTACCTGAATTTCTACTAATCCAACCTGCGTTATCATCCCATGCTACATCTGCTCCAGCAGGTGCTGTTGGTTTAACCCAAAAGTTTTTATTTTTTCCTTTACCTTTAACCCATGCTTTACCAGGAGCATCCACTTCTGTTTTTGTAATAGATGGAACGCCATTAGTTGTAGTTGTACTCGTTTTAAAAAGACTAATTTTATCATTTGTTTTTTCAACAACTGGCTTTTCAACAACTGGCTTTTGAACAATTGGTTTTTGAACAACTGGTTTTTGAACAACTGGTTTTTTAGCAGCAACTGCTGCCTTAGCTTTTGCTACATTTTGCTTGTCATTTTCAGCCATTATGCACCTAACTCAATAGGAGCTTTTAAAGCTTTTTCAAAGTAACTAAGGTATGCGGTTGCTTTATTATAACCCTCTGCATTAGGATCTTTTAAAGCCATTTCTCGCATCATGTTTTGTTCTTCCATTAACGATACACCACCAGTTGTAACCGAAGTTGAAGTGTTACCGTTATTAGTAGTTACGGTTTTTTGTGGGTCTGCTTCATTTAAACGCTTTGTAAGATATTCAACATCTTCTTTAGTTGCACCTTGTCCAGTATATGCTTGAAAAAATTGATCAATATTTAATTCAAGATCTTCTGGCGTGTAAGCGTTTCTAGTAATTGAAGTAGTTTTACGTGGTGTTCCACTACCACTACCACTACCGCCATCAATGTAATAATTTAATTCACCTTTATAGCTTTCAAGATACCCTTGAAGATTTGCAAATTTTGGTCTATCTTTTGGCATTCCAGAAACAAAAATGTTTGATATTGTTGTAAATTGCACTGCTCTTTTAACAAGAGTGCGAGTATAATAATCAGCTCCAGAATAATCAGAACCAGGCATGCTTTTTGCTTTATCAAGAGATGCAAGTTCAAATGGATCTACTGTTACCTTAGATAATAAACTTCTTAATTCATTCATTTTTCCAGCATTAGAATATTCAGCAATAACTTTATTAACATACGAAACTAAATCAATTGGATCGCCAGCTGCATTTTGATATATTGATCCGTTTTCATTTGCAATAAAAGCAACAGCAGTTGGTTCTATATAATTTCCCCCGCTATACATTTTAGATAAAGAATCTTCTTCTGTATCGGTAAAAGAGTTTGGATTCCAACGACTATTATCTAATGTATTAGGAAAAACATATGCTGGAGATTCACCAGTTGCCTTACTTTTTGCACGTTCCGCTGGATTATCCGCACCCGTAAGACCATAATTAAGTGTAGGATCAAAACCTCGATTATTACCTATTGGATTTGAAGGTCGATCAGTATACTTAAGTTGAGTTTCTTTCTGCCCACCAGTTACTGGATCTATTTCAACTCCAGCAACTTTTAATGCAGCACTTGTTTGATTGTATTTAAGTTTAGCTTCTTCGTAAACTTTTTTATCTTTAGCAGAATTTGTTTTAGCATATTTATTAGCAGCTAATTCATATTGTTCTTGCGCTTGTTTTTGATCTTGCCGTAAAAGTATAAGAGATAGTTCTTCTTGTTGACTTTGTTGACTTCGACCATCAGATCTAGACTGTCTTTCAATTTTTGCTGTGTCGGCTTTTTTCTGATCTTCTTTAGCTCTTGCATCTTCTAACGGATCATAGTCATTTGTAGTCATTATTCATTCCTTCTTAACCCAGCATTTGCGTCTTTAGACCTAGCGTTAATTAATTTTGATAGACCATAATTAAAATATTGCTCAACAGTTTTTGTAGAATCATTTGCAATAATTTGTTTAATAGCGTTAATTGTTCTTTCTTTTTCTTCTCGCTTTAAATCTGCACCGTTTGCTGAATCTAAAGAATCAATAAAATTAGCTGATGCAATAAAATTAATATACAAATTGTATGCAAGAACTATATTTTTTCTAACTTCTGGTTGAACATCGGAACTATCAGAGATAGCATAATTGTATGCATTGTTAACAAAATCAAAAGCATCTGTATTTTCAACACCACTTTTAATATAGTTTTCTAAACCAGGTACAGACAATTGAAGTTGTTGTTTTTTAAGGTCGTATTGCGACGCTACTTCACGACGCAATGGTATATTGTTAAATGGTATTGCTTTAAGTTCTATAGATTCTTGATCACCAAGTGCATAGTATTCATTAACATATTGTTGCATAGTAACTTTGCTATAGTATTCTTCAATATCTGTATTGTTCGCAATACCAACAGCAGTAGCCCATTGCCATACACCTGGAGTAAACTCACCAGTTCTAGGTGCAAAAAGTAAAGCACCAGAGCCGTACTGTTCAATAGCAGATCCATTAGAAATTGCCCAGTTTTGCATTTGTCTTGTGTAATTAATAATTGGTTGAATTTCTTTTGATTTTTTAGATACTACATAAGCAATCTTGCCTGGGTTTTCACCCATCCACGTAGCTAGTGCCATTTCGTAATGATCGGTTGCATCTGGATACTTGTTTTTAATTTGATCAAGAACTAAATAAAAACTTTCTTGCATAGAAGTCATGCGACTATCTAACAAATATTCAGGTAAGTCTTTTGTGCTTTTACTTTGTACAGAAAATGGAAGAATAAGACCAAGTAAGGCACGAGTAACAATAATATTATGAGCACTAATACGCATATTCTTTAAATAGTCTGCCTGATCTTTAGCGAGTAATGCTTGATTAATACTACCATCTTTTGAAACGTATTTAGGATCTTTTGGATTTATACCAATACCATTAGCTTGATTGTAACTAATTGCTTGTGTCATTGCAGAAATTTCTTGAGTTGATTTTTCATCAATGTTTAACATGCCCCAAATATTACGTACAATTTTAGGAGTTAAAGCTTTACCTACGGTCATATTGTCGCCAAGATCACCAAGAAGAAGGTTATCTAAATCTTCTGCAAAGTTTTTACTTGGATTAAATACACCTAAAAGACCTTTAGCTACAACAACAGATACCGATCCCATTGGACCTGAAAGATACGGCATACCAGCATCAGTTTGAAATGAAGGATTACCAGCAGTTAAGTTAAATGTAAGATCATTAAATAATGGTTGTTTAATACTGTGTGTATTATTAGTTAGAGCGCGAATTGTAGTATCTACAGCACTATAAATAACATCATCAAGTGGAAGAATAAGATATTTTTGCCCATCTTGATCGGTATGAATATCTCCAACTGCATCAAAACCTTGATTCATTAATCGTAAACGATAAATAACATCAAGTGGATGGTCTTTAACAAGACGATATATGCGTCGTTGGAAATCTTCTACAGCACGATAGAAACGACCAACGGTTCTCATGTTGTATGCAAATATACTTTGTGTTGCAGGGTTATCAGAAAACTTTAATACGTGTTGTCCTGCATCGTTAATTGCTTTATTAGCAAAAAATTTACCTGCTTGTTCGTTAGATTGTTTTTGTATTTCATAAGCTAATTTATCGGTAACTTTATAGCCTTCAGCTTCAAGTTCATCTATACGACTCCAGTAAAGTTGATCAGCCATTTTAGTTTCGCCAACTTTATATTGTTCACGAAATGCAATGTAATGCATATGCGTAACTGGCATACGAGTAATAGTATCGGATTGACGAGCCATCATGTCAAATGCTTTTTCTGAACCAAAAGCTCTAACGGTAGTTGCAAGATCAACACCATAACCATCAAATTTAATGTCGGTCATAATGTTGCCTACAAATTTAAAATTTTCTGTAGCTTCAGTATACTTTTCAAAACTAATAGCATTCATTAAACTTCGATGATCAAAAACTTTACCATTAATATAATCATCAAATAATTTAATTAACTTAGGATTGTACACTTGTGAAGAACCATGAAATGTTGCATACGTATCAGAAAGACCAGCTTTAATAAATTGTTGAATTTTTGCTGGATTATCTATGTTGTCCATATCATCAAAAAAACGAGTACTATTTATTAATTTTTGTATTTCTTCTTGCTTTCCAACTTTAGGAACCCAAGCTCCATTAGAATTTCTTATAAAACCAAAGTTACTCATTAACTCATCGGTTGCTTTTGCCCAGTCTTCTTTAGTAAAAATACCATCATATTTAAGAAAAACAGAAGCAAAACTAAATCTACTTACATCTTTACCATTACGCATTTCAAAACCTTTGTCGTTAAAGACGCGGGTAAAATTACGAAACATTGTAATATCAACATCAGAATCTTTCATAGAACGAACTTCAAAAGATTTAATTGCACCTTGTGCTACAAGACCAAGATTATCCATAGCTATATCTAATTGACTTTTAGTTAATAAGCCACCAAATTCCATTCGTGCAACTTTACCTTGAACTGCATCAGTAACATTTTTTGTAGAAATACTGTGAAGAACCGCTGGATTATCCATTACTAATTCTTTAAACCATTTTTTTTGTAATGAATTTAATTTTTGTCCATGCATAAAAATTGCAGCGTCAATAACTTTTTCACGAATCATTTCTTCTTGTTTCCACAATGGAAGATCTTTATTATTAGCTAATACATCTAGACGTATAGATACGCGATCAGCACCGCTAATAGACCGTGACGCTCCTGCGTCTTTTCCAGTTACTTTAGTTTTTAATGTTTGAATTCCAAATTTAACTGGACCAACGGCAGATTTATCATCTAAACCAAGAGCAGCAGCATAAATTCTTTGGTATCGTTTTGCTAATCTAGCATGTTTTAATAAACCAGAATTTGCATACATTAAAAAGAAAAAGCCTTCATCAATTGCAGTACGTATACCTAGCTGAGGAATAAGAGTAAGAGTTGTCCAGACATCTGTAGCAACTCCAGTTATTCGATTGTTGTATGCTCCACCAATTAATTGAGGAATATACTCAATAAGTTTTTGATCTGGAGATCTAGTTAATGATCTACTTGCTTTAAATTCTGATAGACCTCTCCAGTCTGGAGCTGTAACATAGTTTTGAAATTGTGAAGAGTGAAGTGAACCAGAAACATTTATATCTGCCGCATCATCAATTTCTGCACGAAGAGGAACAGATAACTGACTTCCAGTTGTAAAAGTATTTTTACCCTTTGAACCAAAATGCAATTCAAGTGTATTGTCAATATATTTTTGACCACCTTCTAAACCGTGAATACCTTCACGACGTAAAATTAGTTCAAATACAGAACGATGTAAAGCAAAACGTTCAGCTTGTGTTCCCATCATATAACGAGCAGTAACAAGTTCTGTTAAGTCTCTACGACCAAGAGCCATAAATACTTGTTTTTTAAAAACTTCTATAGTTCTTGCGTAGTTATCATCATCGTGAAATACTACAGCACGACCTGGGTGTAATCTAGTTTGACGTTCAATAAATTTTTGAGCTGCATTTTGTTTTCTGTTAACAGCAATTTCAATATCTAACGGTTCATCTTTTAATAGTTTAGAAACAATAGTGCCATACTCTGCTACACCATCTACTTCATCTACTTGTTTTCCAAGAAAAAAGTTTCGTAAATGTTCCTTAGCGTTTAACCCTGCTGTTCGTGAACGTCTTGCATATACTGCACCTTCACGAGCACCAGCACCTGGAGTTAATGTTTGACCACGAATTAATCGTGTAAAGTTTTTAGCACCTTCATCTAAAAATGAATTTTGAAAAGTATCTAAATCTCGAACATCTGCATCAAGCCAAACTTTTACATCTTCAGGACTAGATATAGTAGGATATTTATCCTCAAGTTCTTTTCTAATATTTGCAACTTTATTTGTTTTAACAATTTCTTGTTCTGGGGTAGTTGCTCTAACTTTTAAAGCATCTCCAAGTTCACCAATTAATTTTGTATAGCCAGTATAAATTTCTGCAACTTCAGGTCGTGCAAGAAATGCTGGCACATCATCACCAGATTTAATAACATCTGCTAATTTTTCTGCTTTGCTTGCACCTTTAAGAACTGCAGATGCTCCAAGTGTTAAGTATGTTAGAGGATCCATAAAGATTTGATATGCAGCATCAGTAACACCACTTACTATATTAAAAGGTTTTGTACCTGCATCAAGTTCTAGTACGCGACCAATAGTGCGACCAGGAGATAATTTTGCTCCATTAAATTCACGAAGCATAAACCTAAATGATTCTTCTTCGTTAAACATTGCATTAATTGCAGAAAGAATAGCAGGATCATTAGGACCCCAAGCATCAATAATTTCTCCAGGATTATCACCTGCAAGAACATGCATGGCTACAAAACTTTCAGCAGCACCATATTTGTTAATTAATTCATCAGCTAATGTATTATCATAAAGATACTTGCCATCAAAAGCAACTTCACCATTACTACGACTCCAAAAAGATTCTTTGTTAATAATAGAGTTTTGTAACATTGCTCCAGGAGTATTAAGATATCTACCATATTGTGTGGCAGCACCCATTAAGAGTTTAAAAGGACTTTTAACAGCATCTAACAAATCAAAATCATTGTCTTCAATACCAAAAGCTTTACGTAATGCATCACTTTTAATTAATGCATCAGCTTCAGTTTTGTTTGAATAATCTATTTTGTAGTATGTTTTTAAAACTTCTTGAAAAGCTGGTTCTAATTTATTGTAAGATTCACTAGCATCTTTATTACTCATTCTCATTAATTGTTTATGAGTATCACGAACTTTAGCCCAGTTTTCAATTAAGTTTTTTTCTTCACGGGTTAATGTAGCTCGTGATCCAGCAGCATAAAGCGCAGGAGAAACACGTGCAACAGTTGCATCAAGCTTGCGAACAGCAGCAGTAGATGGATCATTTTGTGTTTTATCAAAAACACCTTGTACTGGTTGCAAAGGAGCTTCTG